TGGAATACCAGGTAAGGATGGTATAAATGGTGCCGTCGGTCCCACGGGTCCCATGGGTCCTCCAGGAAAAAATGGTGCAGTCGGCCCAGCTGGAAAGAACGGTAATGACGGTCTTCAAGGTCCCGAAGGTCAGCAAGGACCCCAAGGACCAGAGGGGCCACAAGGCCCTGAAGGACAAATAGGTCAACAAGGACCAACAGGCCCAGAAGGCTCAAAAGGCTCAGAAGGCCAGCCAGGTCACGACGGTGCAGTGGGTCCTACTGGCAGTGAAGGGCAGCGTGGTCCCACTGGTCTTCAAGGAGAAGCAGGAGCAACTGGCCCTGCAAGCGTATTCAACTTGTTAATGATACCTGTCAATGATAACAAGGACACAGTATATTCATTTAATGCTGATGTTTCTACAAACGGAAATCTATTTGTAGTTACAAATACCAGTGAAATAACAATGTTCACCATTGCCCTTTCGTCATCTACTCAACCTGGCCTACATTATAATATTAAAAACTATAGTGCCAACGATATAACAGTGAAGTTACAAATAGATGGTGGTGATTTATTGGAGATGAACTCAAATCTACCATTGCCCTTAGCTACTTTAAATAAATATAACGGTACGTACGCTCCTGTTATGACCTTATTCTGGGATGGCACAACAATGATGTGTGTGTAACGTCTCATTAAAAACATAAGATAAATATTTGACTAAAATCAGCCAAATATTTATATACTCTAGTAAATAGGATATAATAACAATGTACGACCTTGTTATTGTTGGTTGCGGAATTGCAGGCCTTAGAGTGGCACTAGAAATCAAAAAAATAAATAAGGACCTTAAAATTATTATGATTGAGAAATATGGTGAAATGGGTGGTCGCATGAGAACGATTCATAAAACTTTCAATAAGCAAATATATCAGTATGAATGTGGAGCAGGCCGAATTTGTTTAAATCATCATAAATTATTAAATCTTATAGAGCATTATAAATTACATACAATACCATTATCTAGTGTAACAGAATGGAGAAAATTCGGTAGTAAAAATTCAGAACCAAATAATTTTGAGGAATTATGGTATGATTTATGCCTGGAATTTGCTAAATTACCAAAAGATATTCTTCGCTCAAAAACATTAAGAGACCTCGCTATAGAAACTATGGGAGTTGATTTGGCCAAACAGCTTCTTGAAACCTACCCATATAGAGCCGAAATTGAGGTAGCTAGCGCTGAATCAAGTATTGAATTGTATTTATCTTTGAGCAATCACGGTTTTGCTGTATTAAAAGAAGGATTCTCTGCTTTGATTGAAAATATGGTTCATGATGCTAAGAAATTAGGTGTGGTATTTAAGAATCAAACATCAATTAACTATGTTAAACTAAAGGATGAAGTATACACGGTAAGTGGTTATAACAAATCGGAATGCATATCATTTACGGGTAAACGTGTTGTTTTGGCTGTTGACCGCAATGCTTTGGAACAAATTTATCCTTTTTCTAAAGAACATCCCTTACTTAAGACAGTACGAATGGAGCCCCTATTACGTATCTATTCTATATATAAAGACCACAGTTGGTTTCCAGAAAATAAAATTGTAACAAATTCGCCATTAAGATATATAATTCCAGTCGATACCTCAAAAGGACTTATCATGAGTTCATATTTAGATTCACGTGATATTGAATTATGGTTAGACCTTTATAAAAAATCAAAACATGAAGAACTTATTGAAAAGATACATAATGAAACAACAGCTCTTTTTCCTGAAAAGACTATAAAAGAAAAACCAGCTTATATTTCACCTGAATACTGGGCTGACGGCTGTTCTTATTGGTTAACAGGGTCCGATTATAAATCACTCAGTAAAAAAGCACTCAGACCCTATCCAATGGAGTATCCAAATCTTCATATTGTAGGTGAGTCTTTTTCAACAAAACAACAATGGATTGAGGGGGCACTAGAACATGCTGATGAACTTATCCAACTCATTGAAGAAGAAATTAAGTAAATCTTCTTCAAAATAATTAATTAAAGTAAATTCTTCTAAGAAGAATTTACTTTAATTTACCTTCAAATACTTAACTTCGGTATGATAGTAACCATGTCAAACACTTACTTCTTGGGCGCCACGCCAACCTCATTTAGCCAATTGACAACATCCGTCGTTGCAGATGATGATAGTTTAGAAACAATAACCTTCGGTTTAAACAGTATAAAAGTAGGTAAAGAACGTACATCACAAAATCCGGCCGTGTATTCATTCACCGTCTGTTCAACCTTCCATAATGGTAAACCGTGTGATTTAGCAGTGGCTTCAATAGCATCAATATCAAGACGTTTGCAAGGACCACACCAGGATGCAGAAAAATATACAAGAAAGGCTGAATCAGCTACGCGAAATCCAGGAGGTTTCACCGCCTCGGATTTTCCAAACCAATATTGCTCAAACTCTAGTTGGGTATCAAAGGTTCTCATATACTAAAGCCCAGGGACTTACAATATATAATCATACGCACAATTAAACGGTTTTATCAGTACGTTTGGAAAGAATTTCACCAATGACCTTTGCACTTCCAGCAAGCATGATTGCGGATAGTGTTCCTGCAATAATAGGCCCCATATTAGAATCGCTACTTAGACTACCACCCACCATACCCACACGCTCTAAAGCCTTTGCTGCTGCCTGGGCTTGGATTTTGGCCATTAATTTATTGGGGTCACTTACATCAGCTATTTTTTCACTGACTCCTTTAGCAACCTCAGGAACCGTACTTAGTAAATTTTTACCAATTTCACTAGCGACAGCAATGACCTTGGCATTTTTATCAGCTTTTTCAAGAAGAGTCCCTACAGAAGGCTGTATTACGGGTACAACTAATTCTTTATAGAGGGGTCTAAATACATTATCGCGAAAAGTATCTAATGATGAAGCATCAGTAGCTGAAGCACCAGTAGCTAAAGCACCAGTACTTGAAGCACCAGTAGCTAAAGCACCAGTAGCTAAGGCATTTGTAGCAGGTGTTTTATTACCACCAAATATTTTCCAGTTCCAAATCCAAAGGTCCCAGTTTCCTATCCACATTTTGGATAAAGACTCCTTATATGCTTGAGCCTCTAGAGAAAGTTGGTCCTTCGTAACAATTTCGGGTATAAATTCATCCTTTGTTGAAAAATGATTTAAAAATAAACTGAAAGGCAAAGGAAGCGTGACACCATCTTTTAATAAAGAGTCGGTATAAAGGGTCACATGAACAATATCCCATACGACCCACATCAAACCGAACAGGAAAAATAAGATATTAAAAACAGATAAACATTTTGTAACTGCTTGCCATGGATGACCCATGTAAAGTTTATCAAGTCCAAAAATACCGAACATAATAGTTAAAATAGCATAAATAACTATATCCTTTTTAGTTCTTACAACTGGCTGTGTTGGGTCTGCAGCCATTCGCGCATGTTCTTGAGGGTCTATAAACACGCCCCGCCCTATACCACGTATCCATTCAAAAGGCGAATCCAAACCCTCATGACGTACTTTCTGTCCATCAAAAATAATTTGTATTAAATCCCAAAAATACCATAAGCCAAAAGTGAACATATTCAGTATTAACTTTTGCACACCAGTTCCAAATGACCTTAGATAAAAGTGGTCGATACCAAAAAATCCGAATAAAATAGATAGTGTAATAAATAGATAATAATTACGGTCGGGGTATTTCCAAACATCTATATCAGAAAAATGATGGGTTTGTCCACCACCTTCCTGAAATGCCGCACCAGATTCGGTTGACATAACTCTCTATGGGATGATATTAATTTTAATAGAGTCTTTTTACCGAATACATTAATATCAAATAGTTATCGTCAAATACTTAACTTAAGTATTTGACGGTAGTGTGTTCTTAACTTCGGTATGAGACGTTATACAGAATTTAAGGTATGCACCGGTCTAAAGAGATTATTTCTAAATAATAGTAAATGAATTTTAGTTTTGGAATTATAACAGGCGGTAATTCTGATAAATATATTCAAACAATAGTCGATTCTATTCGGAATCAAAATATTCCAATATATGAAATACTAATTATAGGAAAATCAGAAATATCGGGTAGTGATATAACAAATATAAATTTCGATGAAACTATAAAACCAGGTTGGTTAACTAAGAAAAAAAATATAATTTGTAAAGAAGCAAAATACGAAAATATTGTATTAATGCACGATTATGTTTGTCTAGATACGAATTGGTACAATGGCTTCTTAAAGTATGGCAATGATTTTGAGATATGTGTAAATCGCATAGAAACATTAGATAGAAAACGATTCCGCGATTTTCTTATATATCCCAATGGGATTTATCCATATTTCTGGGAAGGAGCACTTTTACCTTATGATTACGAACCATCCAAATATATTAGTAAATTGATGTATATTTCGGGTACATATTATGTAATTAAAAAGGATTTGGCATTAAAATTTCCCTTAAACGAGGACCTTACTATGCAGACAGCAGGTGACGATGTTGAACTTTCTCACAGGTTATCAAATTCAGATATTATATTTAAGTGTAATCAATATAGTACAGTATATTTTTTAAAAGAAAAAGATGGCGTCGGATGGGAAAATCTCATTTCTCACGAAGATATGAATCTATTAGCGTCCTTTGACAATGAACATATGTCCTCCATGTTATTTAATAAACAAAAATATATTCAACGTGATGGCATACGCCAATATCATAATATATATTATGATATATAAGCATCAAAATCTTTTTATGCTGTCAAATACTTTATATAACGTCTCATACCGAATTTAAGTACTCCCCTTATTGGGAGTACTTAAATTCGATATGATAGTAACCATAACAAATACTTAGGTTAAAAACGCCCTAAAAGGCGTTTTTAACCTAAGTATTTGACAGCAAAACATTTAAAATCAAGCTTTTAAGCCGTAAAAAGGACACCACCCAAACCGGCAGCGATTCTAAAAACATTATAATTGGTAGCATAAACAGTGACTCCAGCATTATACCGTGTAATATTCTGGTTCATGTTCATCGATAATACAATGGTATCAATACGACTGGCATTCAAGGAGCCCATTGGTTGCGCAGCCTCAGGATTCAAGCTAAAGCAATAGTTATAGATAAAATCATCGGGAACACGGGTATGATGTTGAAAGGGTTGTACCAGCCTGAAGTAAGCAGCATCACGAACTTCAAACCGGTCATAGCCGTCAATACGTAAGATTGCATTTGTAATTTGGTCATTAAGAACTACATGTTGTTCAATAAGAAGACGATTGGTATAGTTAAACCATTCATTTGAAGCTGTCATACGGTCCTGTTGAACAACCCAAAATAGCTCCTTAATGGGATTATTGAAATCAAGAGTAATATTCAATAAATTGGCCCCAGCATTAACTGGTGATTTTTTTTGAATTTGGCACTGTTCAATAAGGTATTCATGTTTACTGCTGGTAAAGCGACGACGTTCATCGGTATCTAAGTGAATATAATCACCCCACATAACAAAACTAGTGGGATTTACAGGTGGATAAACAGTCTGTGTATTATCAATGACAAGGGCATCACGATAAAATAATTGTGATAAAGGACGCAATTTAATGTATACGCGCACCGGATGTGCCTGTAATGCAACAAGTGGTAAACTCAACCCAACATTGTTACAGAACCAGAATCGGAGGGGTATATACAATTTTAAAGGACCAGGTTGCGCCTCCTGTGTAAAGGCCTCTTGATATCCAACCATGTTATTGAAGCCATTGCGCTTTGATTCAGAGATTTCAAATTCGGATGTCAAATGTAAAAATTCACCATATTGTCTATCAATCTCTTTACCTCCGATTTCTAAACTGATATAGTCTAACATTGCATGACCGATTCCGTTCACCCAGGATGTATCAATTGTCCCAGATGTACTTTGTGATATCATCGGGAGCGATACCTCCAAAACAAGGCTATTTAATAGGTCGCCTTTTCGGGGTATTGTTGCTACAATAAGCTTCCCGAAATCAGTTGAACCGTCAAAATCAATGCGACAGCTTTCAACTGAAAAATTGGTATATCTACGATAAACTTGTTTGAAAAAAGTCGTCTGTGGGTTTCCAGTTAAATATATATCTTGGCGCCCGGTTGCCACAAGTTGTAGTAATCCTCCACCAAGCATTATCCCTATTCATCCGATGGAAGGTTTATTTAAATAATATTCATAAATCGTCACAGCATCTAAAATGAAAAAATATTGGTTACCATAGGAGATGTCACTCATTAAAAATATTGAGATAGACACATTAAAATTAAGAGCTCTTCAGGTCAGAGATAGTCAAAACAATCCCATTTCATCAGGGTTTCAGCTATTCGCCTTAGGTGATGGAACAACATATTGGTCAGCTGGTATTACAACACAACAATTTGTGAATTTATCTACATCACTGGAACAGAATCAGTCAACCTTAGATAATGTTGCATCGACAATCACTAGTACCTTAGATAGTGCGGTATCAACCTTGACGATTGAAGTCTTTTCATCTATCTATTCAATTTCGTCATTTTTAGGCATGGTCCAAGACTATTCAATTAATACTGTCTATACCGATGCGGCTATAGGACAATTGTCATCAAATATTTATTCTACGATTAGCTCTCAATATCAGTCAGTCAGTTCTGCTTCGACCTTTTATGGTTTAGGTATTAAAAATACGGCAAATTCAATCTCCACCGTGAACAGTCAATTAAGTACTATTATTAGTTCTATTTCAACACTAAATAAAAAGGTTGACGCGAATTCCACGATTACTACTAGCACAATTTTCGGACCCTTATCAACCTATACGAATAGTACTTTTGCTGGTATTTTTACAATAGAGACAACAAATTTTAATTATCTAAATGCTCTTATTGCTGCAAATGTAGCCTATACGCAAAATAGTATTAGTACCATTAATGGGCAACAGGCACAGGCACAATCAACCTTTAATGGTATACCAGGTGTATTAACAAGTACTATAGTAGCCTTGAGTACATTGACACAACAAGTAGCTTCTACAAACTATCAATCTTCCATTAATTACACAAACCAAACAGAAAGTACCTTATGGATAAGTACACTAACCTTAACGTCATCCGTATATGCAAGTACCAACACAAATCTTGTGTCCACTGTATCTTCATTAAATATTCTAAGAGGTTTAGCGGTATCCAGTATATTATCAACAGTATATCAACTAAGCACGATTAATGGTTCGACTTTAGCATATTTTAATGAAAATATCAGCGTACTTTTGTCAACTGGTCTTACCCAAAATATTTATCAAACCTTTATTGACCTTCAAGCGTATAGTGCAAATATTATATACAGTACAACCTCAACAAGCTACTATATAATTAATTCAACCACGACTTCTTTAGAACAACAGAGTGTAAGTTCATTCAATGGTTTAATGGATTCATCCTTTGCCTACATTAACAACAATTTATATTATTCATCAATAAGTACCCTAATCCCTTTATTAGAATCAACAATCAATAATGATATTATATCTTCAAATAATTATTTTAATTCGGTAATTAATACAAATATTGCTAATTTTGAAATTTACGTAGGTAATGTTTCTGTTAGTTATACAGAAGATGTTTCTACTATAGCAGGAACCTCAGAAAATGAAATATCAACTACCGCCGCCGAATGTATATCAACACAAAACGGTCTACTTAGCACAAATGTAGAATATTTTAGTACGACGATTGGAAATGTAGTAACTGCAACAGTAACAGACTTGAGTAGCTTTACCTATAGTCAATTTCTAACTGCGCCCAGTATAATTATGAACCGTGTGAATAATATATCGACTCTAACTAACACACAAGCTGTCACCGGTCTTAGCACACTCAAAACAGGAATTGTTACCTTGGACGCCTCCAGGTACAATAATTTTTACGTACTGATAAATGATATGGATCCAAATATATATTATGGCTTGGCACTAACGTCAACGAGCAAACAAAAACTGAATCAGGATTTTACAGTTCAAATTGACATTCAGTCAACCTATGCTAATAAATTCTATATTTTAGATACGTCAAACTTATCTGGTTGGCTAAATACGCCAAATATTTATAATCCTAAATCCTACAATATAATTACAAATGACCTGATAAGTTTACCACCACCTGCGACTCAGCAACAGGTTTACCTGTCAACCTTTGTTGGCGCCTATATAATTGACATGAAATATACATCCATGGGTATGTTTATCAAAAACGTTCAAAGTTATCCATATATTTATACAAACGTAGTGTTCACCGGTACGCTAACGTTTCCTAAGAACGTACAAATATCAAATTCAGGTTTAGCTCTAAATTCAACCTTTGTTTACAGAGGAAGTCCCTTAACGATAAGCTGGCAAACCAATGATTTGAATATACCTCTTGGTGTAAAATTCACAGGAACCGATATATACAACAATAAGGTATCAAGTTGGTCAGGCCCCTTTTCATCCGCTACAGGTACAGCAACTATTAAAATTCCTACACCAGGCGCGCCTTTGTGTAAATATGATACAATGTATCTTGGAGTTTATCCCAATAATCCTAGACAAGACAATACAACCGCAGCCAATGCAGCAAATCCAATCTTTAACTCCATACCTATTCCAGGAAATTTATATGTAGTAAATCCCACTATTAACTCTTATATACGTGTATTAAATCCAGGCACAGTCAATAGTTATTTACAAGTAAGTGAAATTAAGATAAATAATGATTTAAAACAGAATATGACTCAAGTTAGTACAAACAGTGTTTTTACTATTGATACTGATTCTGTCAATGTAAATACCTATCCTTACAACGGTTCCTTTGTTTCTTTTGGTTCCCAAAATGCATTTGACAATAATCTTTCCACATATTTTTTTGGTGGTTATACAGCAACCCAAATTAATCCAAATGCCTATGTTGGTGCCCAATTTTCAACGTTAGCTTCTTTCCAAAATATTAATCAACCAGCAGCCTTGGTTTCCTCTATTGATGTATATAGTGGACCATTATACAATTTGCAGGGTATGCAACTTATATTTTCAAATAGAAATGAACCTGGATTAGTCAATGGTCTTTTCTACAGTACAATTAATCTTAATGCGTCAAATTTACAATCATACTCTTTCAGCTAAGCACCTAAAAATAATTTATAAGAATTAATAAATGACACTCTGTTTTTATTCTATACATCAATCCACTGTACCACCACCCATAATAAATACGATTCACAGTTATGATGATATAAGTTCAAAAATAGTATTTACAGGTTCTTATCCGGTTAACAATACCGATTTACCACAATATTATATGGCTGTACAGGAAAATAGGCAGTATCCCTTTCTAGCCAAAATCACTAAAAAAGAAGAAATAAACACACAGAAGCTGTGTTTGTATTTCGAAATAATAAAAGAAATAAAAACTGAAGAAGAATTTAAGACATATACAGAAACCTAACAAGGAGCATCCCCAGATAATTTTTCATCCGCATTTTCAAAGACAATCATATCATCCAGCGCCTTGCCTGGTGATACCATTGGTAAAACAGCCTCCGAAGAATCCGTAATGACATTTGCTACTATCGGACCATCTGCGTAATTTAAGAATTCACCTAATTTGCTCTGAATATCATCACCAAACTGTATTTTCATAGCCTTACACCCTAAAGTCTGACATACCAATTCAAAGGATGGATTATTCATTTTCACACCGACGTAGCGTTTATCGTAGAATTTATCTTGCCACATCTTAACCATGAGTTGATAACTATTGTTAATAATCAAAATCTTAACATTCACCTTATTTTCAACGGCGGTTAAAAGCTCTATCATACTCATTGTAAATCCACCGTCACCACATATACAGATAACAGTTTCATTGTGTTGGTCTAACCCAAGCCCAATTTTGGCACCAATGGACGCTGGTACAGCGTAACCCATGGAACCTAATCCACCAGAAGTTAAGAAACGAATCCGTTTATAGTTATAGTCAATAAATTGTGCAGCCCACATTTGATGAGCTCCAACGTCAGCAACGACTGTAAATTTAGTTTCTTTAAAATTACTAGAATACATCAATGTATTAAGAGTCGCAATAACTTCACGACCCTGTAATACTTTCTTATCTATTGGCCAATTAAAATTAGTCTTTTTCCAAATGTTTATAGTAGATATCCAATCAGAATTACGATTTGAATCAACCACAATATAAGATTTTAATGTTTCAAAACGATGCCTAACTAATGCCTTTAATATATGATGACATGAATCATTAATGTAGAAGGGTGTTTTAATAACCTTATTAATATTTTTTGTAGCTATATCAACATGAACTATCTTAGCTAATGGAGCAAATTTAGAAACTAAACCAGTAATACGGTCATCAAAGCGACTGCCAAAATTTAAGAGTAAATCGCAGTTTTGAATTGCCATATTTGCGTAATAGGACCCGTGCATACCAACCATCTTCAACGACAACTCATGTTTTTCATCGTAAATACCCAACCCCATTAATGTGGTAGTAACAGGTATATTATATAATCTAGATAATGTCCGTAAATTCTGCATAGCATCGGGTCCAGCCTGTGTAACCCCCTGACCTGCTAAAATTACAGGTTTTTTACTAGATAATATCATGTTAGTTATACCTTGACAATCAATCGTTGCATCTAATCTTGGTACATTGACATGTAAAACAGAATCTAAAACACTTTTAGTAATTACAGGTTCATTATCAATAACATTTTCACTCATAATATTTTTCGGTAAATCTAATAAAACAGGACCAGGGCGACCGTTAGATATAATGTGAAAAGCTGTATTAATACTTGAATCTATATCAGAAGAATTACGAATCATATAATTCCATTTTGTACAAGGTTTGGATATAGCTACAACATCTGCTTCTTGAAATGCATCAGACCCTAATACTTTCGTTGAAACCTGACCACTAAGAGCTAACAAGGGTGTGCCATCACTCAACGCATTTTGTAAACATGTAATAACATTGAGAGCACCAGGTCCAGAGGTTGTCATAACAACGCCTATACGACCGGTAGCTTTTGCATAACCTTCAGCCATAAATCCACCTCCTTGTTCAGTTCGAGTCAAATAATATTTTATCTTTTTATGTTCATAAAGTTCATTTAATACTGGTAAAATAGCTCCACCAGGATATCCAAATATGTCCCGCACACCTTTTTTTACTAGATGATTCACAAGGTGCTTAGCACCTGAAACGCTCATTATTTAAATATATATTATATATATTTAAATGGAATTAATATCAAATTTACAATCAATCAAATATATTGTGAACTTTATTATGAGATGTTACGGTGCCGATGGTGCCGGTTGATTTTGCCAATACATTGGCTCCATATGTTGTACTTTCAAATCATTAGGAACAGGATAATAGGCGTTGGGAATTTGTATAGGAACAAAATGAGGCGGATTATAAGGTAAGGGTGCTACATCACGAATAACTACAGCAGGTCGATGTTTACGGCAACAGCAAACACATAAACAAATAAGTACAATCACACCACCGACCACACCACCAATTAGAGCAGATAAATTCGTAGCGTCATAGGACCCAAAATCACCAAATTCATTATGTAAAACATTACAGCCTGCACCAATCAAAATAGGCATGTTCTGAGTTCCTGATATGACCGAAGTACAAGTATTGTCTGAATAAAAAGTAAGTGAGTTTGTGGTCGTTTTACTACTTGGATTTGTTATAGAACAAGCCCCCTTATTTTTATCACATACGGCACATGAATTAGCATTGGTATTCCAACTAACACAATCTGTTTTACATTTTAAATCTGAACATACCTTCATAGAAATAAGTTGCCCCTTGATAGACATGAAAAATCCAAAACTAAGTAATTTACGAAACATATATCTAATACAAATAAATATAATATAAAACCTTAAGTCACTCATTCTCTCATTGTGGTTTTCCCTCATTACTATTTGGCTGTTTCCCATATTTTTCCTCATACTCTTTCTCACTCAAGGTATTACTTGCAAATGCCTTATCTTGTTCTAAACGGGCGGCCATAATAGCTGCCAGTTTATCATTGATTTCCTTAGCCTGTGCTATATCAACCGGCTTTTCATACCTGGAACCGGAGGTCAAGTTAGTATTAATTCTGCAACCGCTCATTTACAATATACGTTTAAATTAGTTACCGTCAAATACTTAAATTAAGAACACCCTTTAGTGTGTTCTTAACTTCGGTATGAGACGTTAATCTTTATATGTCTGGTACAAATTAAATATCAGTAAAGTATAAAATGGATAAGACCAGTAAGATTCAGGGAAGAAAAAATAAGACTCGTAAGATACAGAGTTCAAAAAATATAACCGGAAAAAATCCATCAGGAAATTGGGGTTATCATCTTATTGTAGATGCTGGAGATTGTAATCCCGATTCGCTACGGTCAAAATCAACAATAGCTAAATTCGCCAAAGAACTTGTATCAAAAATAGATATGACTGCTTACGGTGAACCGCAAATTGTTATGTTTGGTTCAGGTCATGTAAAAGGTTTTACCTTAGTTCAGCTAATAGAAACATCAGATATTACTGCTCATTTTGTAGAGGAAACGAATGACATTTATTTAGATATTTTTTCATGTAAGCAGTTTCATCAAGATATAGCTCTAGATGTGTTTAAGAAATACTTTGAGCCAAAATATATCAACGCTCATTTTCTTTTTAGACAGGCGCCAAGGAAATAAAAATCAGAATCCTCTATCCATAAATTCTAAAGAATTATCGCTGTAAGAACCTCTTTGGCGACCAAGTCGCTTATGAAATGCATACCATGCGGCGGCGGGCTGTAACCGTTTCCAAATTTGGTCATTTGCGTAAATCCAGTGTTTACCTGTACTCTTAAGTATTGGTAAATTCTCTTCATAAAGTTCAATTAGTGTGTCGTAGAAGTACGAATTAACAACATATGCACTGGCGGTCGTTGTTGAATCAACCTTAAATACCAAATCATTAAAGGGTTGGGATTTTTCAATATTATAACTAAACATTAAAACATCATAAGGAATACGACTTTCAAAAAATGTATTAATATTACGCCAAAATTCTTCCTTTGATACCAATAATTCAAAATCATCCTCAAAAATAAGGACATTCGATAAACCCCGTTCACGTGCCATCTTCAAAACAGCAAGGTGTGAATATCCACAGCCTACAATTCCAGGACTCTTTTCTATACCTTCAAATCGTTCAAAATCTAAATCAATTGACAATAATTCTTTTTCAATCTCTGCACGACGGTCTTCGCGTTTTGCTAAGTTAATATAGAAAACACCACCAAAGTGTTCATTATTTGGTTTTTCCATACTCTTTCTATAAACACACAGTTAAATCGGTTTAAGCAAAAAACGCCTTTTTAATTTAAATGAAGGCGGTGAATCCGAAGACCGGAAAACCGATTACAATTATGCGCACGGAGACGCATATAACTAAGACAAACCGTACGTTATTATGGTATCGTGACGGGCTAAAAGGTGCAAAATCAACATGGTGTCGTTGGGCAACCCTAGTTACAGAAGATGACCCCTTAGATTTTAAGCCAGATATCGTATTCTTATACAATGAGCCTACTTTAGAAACGAAGACTAAATGGCAAAAATGGTTGGAAACAGCAACTAACGAAACCTTCATTATTGCAACACCCAAATGGTTGGAGGCACTTAGACTAAATTTAGCGGTCGAAAGCTCTATTTTAGCAACAACTGAAATTTATCAACGCTATCCCTTTCTTCAAGACCTTAAGGACACTGAGCCCAAGACAAGCTGGATTCTTAACATCGCCCAATTAATGCGCTTTAATGTGTTTGTTACACCATTACCAATCATTACAGACCAACAATCAACCCCAATTTTCAGAGGTCAAATAAGAGTCATAGAACCAGATACATTTTCAGAAACTTGTGTACCACAAATTTGGCTTATTCAACAATATTTTGTTGCTCCAAAGGCACAAAGAGCACGCGAAATTACACAGACTTTAGAGAAAAATATAGCTTGTAAGTCAATCGATAAGATAGTCCTCCTTAATGAAAAGATTTACAATGATTTACCTAAATCAGATAAACTAAGCCAAGTCAATATAAATAAACGACTGACATACTTAGATGTATTACAATATATTAAGGACAACGTACCCAAGGATACGATTGTCGTCTTCTCAAATTCGGATATTTATATGGATGATTCATTAAGGTTACTTTACAGCCTTGACCTAAATAAGAAATTGTTAGCCTTACTACGTTATGACGTACCTGAGTCCGGTCACAATGATGCTAAACTATTTGGTCCACGTGCTGATAGTCAAGACACTTGGATTTTGTGGTCATCATCTTTAGATTTTGATTTAACAAATAACGATTTTGGTTTTAATTTTGGTATATCAGGTTGCGATAATGCGCTTACCTTGGCCTTTCTCAAGAAAAAGTTTATCGTATGTAACCCTGCATACTCAATAAAGACCTATCATTTACATAACAGTAACATTCGTACCTATGTTACATCCGATGTAATTGATAAGCCAGTGTTTTTATATATCGACCCTACTGGCATTCAAGAGTATAATCCAGTAAAGGATATAAGTAAAAATAAAGTCAAATCATGGTCAAAAGGTAATGTACGTTCTTTTCAAAGACCCATTCGTTACGTTGATAAGGTAACTGCTGAAACTATCTGTAAAATGATGTCACGTAACGAAAACTCTTATAATTACAGTGTAGATTCACCAAATACCTTTAATAAGACCTATGAATCAACTGACAACGAATTGTATCTTTTTCAAAAGTCCCAAAACAATGAAATTTTCACTATGCCAGCTGGCGTAGTATGTGATTTTGATAATCTATATGTGGGTACTCATCCAGTGTGGAAGGATGAATGGACAAAAGCTCCATTAACTATACTTACAAATACAGTACATGTACCAAACATGTTAGCACTACACTTTCCTCACTCAATGGCAGGTTCAGCCAGCCAATGGTTTTTACATTACTTGCCCAATGTGTTAAAAATACAGCAACATACAAAAATAGCTTCTGAGTTTGTTGTAAGTGTCCATCCAGATACACAGCGCGCCCTATCCCTTTTGAAATGGCCTTTGAAAAATGAAATTACAGTAATACCCTATTTACAAGACTCACAATACTTGAATGATAATGTTTATACCTTAACACCCAATAGTTTTCCAGAAGTAATTTCTGAAAATATTGACATACTTAGAAATTTATTACCAGTAGTTGAACCAAATACAAATCCTTCTGTTGTTATTGTAGCAGAAAGACAAACACAAAAAAACAGTGAACCTATAATGTCAGCTGACTTTGTCAATCAATTAGTTAAGAATATTTTTCATCGTAAGGACCGTGGTATGTGGTCTATTACCATAGTAGACGCCGATGTACCAACAGAAAGTCGTCTAAATGCCTTGATGAAGGCTGACCTAGTCATAGCATCCAGTGAATCTGAATGGGATGCCTTAGACTGGTGCTGGTTGCTACAACCAAATAAGACAATAGTTGAAATTATGCCTGATACAAAACCCCGTGGCGACCATATTCATTTAGCTGGCGCCTCTAATTTGAATTATGTCTTATTAGGTGTCAAACGTGAGCCCTTACCATACCAACGTGAGCATATTATTGATGATATGGAAAAGGTCATGAAGGAGCACTTATTTGCATCAAATCTAAAGGCGCAGGTTCCTAAATCAAGTCTACCAATAATTACTCTACCGTCAGGTAAGGCATTAACAGGATTACATAATCACACTAACGATACGTTTCGCGAAATGGTTAAACTTTGGTCAGAACGTGAATATTGTAATATCGATTTGCGTGAAGATACGCCATTTGTGTGGTGGGAGGGTATTGGAAATGTACTATTATATGATAGACCAACCTTACGATGGTTCAATAATCCCTCTTATAAGTTAGCCCTTTTTGGTAATTCGGTACCTGAAAATCCTAGCAAGAACGACTGTCTATGGTCCTTCTGGCCACGGAGTCCAAGAGCTGTTGAACGTATGGTTGCTACAAACAAGCCTATGACATCCTACTATGACCGCAAAATCCCTTCTATTTTCCTAGGACGTATTGAAAATGGAATTCAACAAGAACGACGTACAAAACATGATTGGTCTAAGGTCATTCACACCTTCCATATGCCAATAGATTCAACTGGTGGTCCATACAAATACAATCAAGAGACCTATCTAAGTTTCCTAACTCAGTCACGTTACGGTCTCTGTCTTCCTGGATTCGGACCAAAGTGCAATCGTGAAATAGAATATATGGCAATGGGTACTGTTCCTATTATTACACCTGGTGTAGATATTACAAATTACGCTGGTAGACTCAAGGAGAATTTCCATTATTTCAAGGCAGAAACACCAGAAGAGGTAACACGAATTGTAGAGACCACTAGTTCTGATACATGGTCAGAAATGTCAATTGCTTGCAGAGCCTGGTGGCGGCGTTATGCATCAGCAGAGGGTCTTTTTCGTTTAACATGGGGCATTATAAATGAAGCCCAACATGAACATAGTTCAGATTGTAATCATGAGCATTAAAAAGAAATATCAATTTGTCAAAACCGTCAAATACCGTCAAATACTTACGTTAAGAACACCCTTTAGTGTGTTCTTAACGTAAGTATTTGACATGGTTACTATCATACCGAAGTTAAGTACTCCCCAGCTGGGGAGTACTTAACTTCGGTATGAGACGTTAGAACGCTCCGATATTTTTCATACCTATATGTAGACATAGAGATATGAAACTATTAGTTATAATATGTGCACATGAATTTAATGTTAAAAATTGTGAGAATATTAAAATATTAAACGATTTTATGATGGGTTTAAAAAATACAAAAGTAGATTATTGTGGTATATCTAATATCGACGACTTTCATAACTTTGAAAGTATCATCCAGTTCAAATATAAACTAGTAAATACGAAACGTCAATTCGGCAAGTTATGTGATTTTATTACAGAAAATAAATCAGAATTAGATTACGACTGGTATATTAAATTTAGACCTGATGTAAAACTCTTAACCATGTTTGATTTTGATAGTCTATCAGACAAGGCAATCAACGCTAGAGCAAGAGTTTATCGTGGTCCCAAAAAGATTAAGTACGGTATGTCTATTAATGGACGTGGTTGTTGGGATAATATAGGTGATTATTTTTATGACGAAACTGAGAAAAATGTAATACTTGACGACATGATGTTTATTTTCCACCATAATTTAATAAAATTAGGAGCGTTTGATAAAATTACTCATGAATCATCAGAATATGCAGAATGGAAGTTGACCTCTTTGTATATTAATCGTAATATAGAATTAAATGTTATAGGCATACATTTAGACAACACAAAATATCATGCTATTTCTGGTGATATTCCACCAAGTCGATGAAGCAAATTCTTCAATCGTCATAACCACCTGCCCCACGACGCTTATCGCGATTGCTTTTACGGTCATTCATCTTGTTCTTCTTGATTTGACGCTTGTCTTTGTCATCGCTAGTGGCCCATTCCTGTGTCCTAAACTGTTTAGTCCGGCGCACTAAGGAGCGCCAAACACCTTCTGAATCTTCGTGCTCCATCCACGTCCATTCACTTTCCTTATAGGGAACCAGACTCAAATTATAAACAGCCCGTTTCTGAACTGAACGCAAAGTTTCATAGGCAGATTCAATATCATCGCAAGCACCAATATCTGCACCAAGCACATCCTTAATGCGTAAATATGCAGCATCTATAGCCTCCGAACTATGTTCAGACGACACCTTCATACCCAAAACTTCATAACAAGGAATACTGGTCATATTATTATTATTTATATGATATGAATAATAAAACATCTGTCATTTTTTTCTTTGAAATAGAAATAAATAGCACCAAATATCAGGTGTCCAAATGAGTATCTATAATTTTGCCCCAAAACCTGTTATTCAATCCTTATCACAAGAAGCCCGTAGTATAATAGAAACGCGAATAGTGAACGGTAAATTAGCACCTTATATATCTATCGAATTTAATCTACGAATACGTGGTCTTAAACCATCCATTTTATATGTTCATTATACAAATCTTAGATTCGATAATACCTTAGAATCTATCTATATAGTTGATGCCGAAGAAACACAGTGTATGTGGGCTAAAAAGATTATAGAACGTGTTCATAATATGCCTAAGTTGGAACTCTTCATAAATACAATGACCGAATCGTCATGGTGTGTATGGGAAGATAAAATTTTATCAGGTCAAAATATTATACCTCTAAAACATCTTTATGGATATAGAGATGTATTAAATAATACCTTCATTCACTGTATTGCCTATGCGTGCACATATAAAGAATCGATTGATTTAGATGAAATTGAGCAACAGTTTCAAGCCTTTCATTTTGCAACTCATCCTGACATGCTTGAATTAAATGAACTTGGTGAAACCCCCTTAAAAATTCTATTAGGAAATGAAAAATTAATCCCCTTTGTTGAAAGTATCTTGTTACGTATGAATCCAGAAACACGACTATTAGCCTTAGATTTTTCAAACTGGCATCCATCTTGGGGCACCTTATTAAATTCCATAGTTGCTCTAAATCTTCCACAAATAATTAATAGTACAAAAAATATGCAAGGATTTTTATCAGTCTTTATGTTTCTTACACATAACAATGAAGAGGCATTCACTGCACTATTTCAAGCGGGTTATAAAATTCAATATAAGCATATAATCTTGGATAAATTAACAGCTAATCAAAAGAATCTAATTTCGCAGGTTGTAAGAAATGTACCATCATGGTGTAATTTATCGGCTTGGATGAATCTAATTTCTGAAAATAATTCGCCTGAAAAATTATATAAGAAATTACAAAAATATCTAATTGTTCGCAATAATTTAATTAAAGAACATATAATTATGGACAACAATAGAATGGAGTATTGAGCAAAAGGTGTTATTAAAATTGAATACATAAAAATTATGTCAACTTAGTTTAATAAAGCATGCGTCCACGTACATTTAGTGCAAGTTTAAGCTCATCTAAATATCCTATTTCTGAAAACAACATTTCTTGGCGCGCTTTCTTCTGTTACTTTTGCTGTCCCACAACTCAGAGCGTAGATAACTATGACTCAGATTCATCCGAATATGTCGATAATCCGAATGCAGATTATTCATCCGAATAACGTCTTATATCAAATACTTAACTTAAGCATTTGACAGTAAATATTTAATATAGAAAAATAGTCGTCTCTATGTCAGAAATAGCAGTTGTATTTGACCTCAATGACAAGGCCGGTTTTTATTCTGTCTTTTTTTTCTTAGTTCAGGCCTATATTTATGCCAAAAAACACAACTACCGTTTTTACATAAGTCACAGTAACTGGTATTATAAACATACGACAGGTTGGCATGATTATTTTACCAGTCTTGAAGAATTTCAACCAAAATTTATAGCAAATTTCAAACATATATTTCGTTTTAGTCATATGGTGATGCATGACAGCCCAGATTATTGTTTGAACGATTATATATTGGCCATACAAGAGATTTATCAATTGCGACCAGAATTAATCCAACGGGCAGAAGACATGATGAACAATCAAATCAAGGACACTAATTTTCAAGCGATTTTTATCAGACGTGGTGATAAAATTTCATATGGAGAAGCACCCCTTATTGAAACAGAAGAAATTATTAAATATACACATTTAAACAGCGCAATATCAAGCACCCTATTTGTACAAACAGATGACAGCAGAATCATAAGTGAAATGAATCATAACTTAAAAGACACCATGACAATCTTTTCCACAGTTTTAGACAACAAGTACGGGTCGTATGCGCGATTTTGGAAACGTTATACGCCAGAAGAACGAAAACTTCATACAGAAGAGATGTTAGTAGGTCTCTATATTTGTACAAGAGCACAAATATGCCACACTGACTATACATCCAATGTAGGTCGATTTTTAAAATTAGCAAATTTCGATAAGACAAAATTCTATATGAAGGAATTAACAAATTTAGATATCTATCAAATTGTTCATAATCCAGCCTATGGATTTATAGATTAAGACCCCATCTAA